CCAAGCTGTCCTGCAACTTCCGATATGTTTGCAAGCTCGGTGGCAGCGAGCGGGATCTCGGTGGATAGCTGCTTGATGTTCTCGCTCATGGTAGCGAGTTCTTCTTCGGTAAGGTCCGTGGTCTTTGCGACGCCGGCCATGGCGCTCTCATATTCGATGGATGATTCCACGCAGGCATCAAACGCCTTGGCGATCTCTCCAAGGATTTTTGCTATGCCTGCGGCGGTGAGGGCTTGAGCAAGGGTATCAACCGATTCCGCGGAATCATCGGTTTCGTTGCCAAACTCGTCCATGGATTTGGCGCAGCCATCGGCACTTTCGGCGGCTTCATCGAGGTAGCGGTTGTTCTTCTGTATCTCTGCATCGAGGTTATTGAGTTCAACCTTTGCGCTGTTCAGCTTGGTTTCCCATTCATTGGTGCCTTTTTGTGCAGCGGTCAGGTATTTCTCATTTTCCGACAGTTCCTTGTTCAGCTTGTCGTTTTCGATAATAAGCTCACCAGCGGCCCTTGCAGCTCCGCCGGTCTGCTTTTCCAGCTCGGCCATCTTGGTCTTTGCGGCATCAATTTTGGCTTTAAGTTCATTCTGTGCCGCGCTGGTGTCTTGGCTGGATCGTTGGAGTTTTTTCAGCTCCGCCTCGGCAGCAGCAATTATCTTTTGCTGAGCAGCCCACTCTTTCCCTGCGGCCTTGTTGGCGTCACTCATTGCCGAGAACGCCTTGGTGTTGGCCTCAAGAGTGGCTTTGAGCGTATCGTTCTTTTGCTGATATGCAGCCAGCGCGCCCTGGGCGTTCTGCAATGCAGCTTGAAGCGCCTGCACCTTCTTGGCCTGGGTTTCATGCAGGCGGTTCAAGGCTTCGCCCTTTGCCGTGAGCGCGGCCATGCTGTTCGCATTACCCGCATATTCTGACTGAACAAGTTTAAGTGAGGATTGTAAGACTTTGAGCTCGCTGTTGATATTGGTTAGCGCAGCACGGTATTGCGCCTCGCCCTCGATGGCAAGTTTGGTGGATATAGTGCGTTGGGCCAATGCTTACACCTCCTATGGCAGCAAGACATCGGCACTCTGGCACTACTTGTCTTTTTTATTGTCAATCCTGATTTCAAACACTTTCCCGCAATTACGGGCTTTACACTTTACCCATAGCCCATGCGCCGCAGCACCAGGCTCCTTCTCTATGGGCATCGGGTATCCGCAATACGGACAGAGTATCTTTTCCCGGACGGTCATTTTCTTTTCCCGCCCTTGTTAATTCCACGCTTGACTTCGGCGTTTTTTTGCCGCATGAAGTTGTTTGCTTCGGTCACGATGAAGATCAGCACATCGGCTGCATCAGACAGGGTAACATCCCGGCCTTCAAAGATTTTTTCAGACGCCCCCTCGCCCAGTATGCTGTCGATGCTTTTGATGGTGTAATCCACCGTTTCCTGCTTTGTCTTTTTCCCCTCAAGGTATTCGGCGCGCAGCATATCAAACTGCTTGCCCATCTCTTTGGCCTTATCGCCTACATCGGAATTACACTGGATACAAAACTCGCAGTTCGGGAACTCAAGTTTAAGGGAGTAATCGCGAAACTGAAACTTAGCCATATTATCAATTCTCCTTCTTTTTCTTTGGCGCGTGGATATCTTCGTATATTTGGAACATGTCATAAAAGATTCCGGGGTTCATGCGGTAAAACTCAAAGCGCGTAAGCCCCAGCACCTTTACTGCGATATAGTTCAGTTGGGAGCGCCCGCTTCGGCCTTTGTTTTTTTTTGCTGAAGCTGCTGCAAGCCGACATCGACTTCCTCGTTTTCAGACTTTGTTTCCCTGCCATATCCTGCCGCAATGGCTTTAACCACGGATTCACGGAACAATGAAAACTCATGTGGCGTCATGTGTACGCATACATCTTCCTCTGCAAGAAATGGGCTGTGGTCGTATCCAGCTGTGCGGCGTACCAGCTCGCCATCGTGCGCCATGAGCAAGGCCAGATGTTTGGTTACGGCGAATCCCTCGCGGGTGTCCTCTTCAAGTTTCTCCAATGCGTTTTTTACGGCTCCGTACTTCTCTATAACTTGGAACATCACTTCCATGCTGTAATTCAGAAATACCTCCCGGCCTCCCAGCTCGATTTTTACCATCTTATCCATAATGCCCTCCTGAACGCTCTGGATTGGTTTGCAAATGCCAGAAAAAAGCCCGGACAGGTATTAACCTTGTCCGGGCAGCAGACGCATACAGCGGCGATTAGAACACGATGACGATGTTATGGTCAGCATCGACAGCGGAAATGGTATAGGTGCCGGTACCACCGGTAATGGTAGTGGTTATGTCAGCGCCATTGTCGTAGGCAGCGGCAACGGAATCGTATCCGGTGATCTGGAGCGCAAAATCGCCGCCGGCGGGAAGGAAGCTCTTGCCAACATAGTCCACATACTTATCATCGGTTTCACCCTGCACCTGCACATCGATGCAATGGTAGGAGCCGATACCGAGTTTGCTCGCGCACCAAGCATAGGCTTCATTCTCCGTTGCGAACGGTTCGCTTTCCTCCTCGATGTCGCCCGTGTTGGTGAACAGGGCCTTCATGGAGATCTGAGTCGTGCCGAATTCGATGGTATCGCCGCGGGTATTGTAGGTCTTTGCGCCGCGAGAAGCGCGAACCTTGGGGAAGAAGTGGCCGATGTGCTTCTCGATGCCTTGACGCATTGCGGTATGGAAAAACGCATACCCGCCATAGGGAGGAATATCCGTCCTGCCGTAGACCAGGTCATTGCCTTTCATCTTCGCGCCGAACAGCACAAGGGAGTTCTGCAAGATCAGGTCATCGGTTTCCAGCGCGATATCCTCGTCAGCTATCAGGGAAAGGTACTCTGCGATAGCGTTGTCCGCAGGCAGCTTACCCTCTACGGAGTTGGGGGTGGTCACGCAGCTTACGAGCTTACCGACGATTACGCCGGTCTGATACTCAGGAGCGGCGTCAAGGGGTTCCTCGCCCTTAAAAGGGGCGAACATAGGGGACTTTGCACCATAGTTTGCCATGATATTATATTCCTTTCATAAAAAATTATAGCCCACTTTTCGTGAGCCATTTGTCGTGAATGGTAGCTGCGGCATTAACCGCTTTGTCAGCATTGGCCTCGTTTGCTTTGAGCATCCATTGCGTGCCGGGAATGTTGCGCCCCGGCGCACCGTATTCATGGATAAAAGCTACCTCGGCGTTGGTGGTAACGCCGCCGCTGCGCGTGCCTCGGTTGCGGTACCGGCTTGATCCGCTCTTGCTGGTATGGTGTGTGCCGCTCGGTGTGATAACGATATAACCGCCATCATAGTTGAGCATGGGCTTCTTCTTTTTGATGCTTCTGGAGAGCGTTCCGGTTCTCCGGGGTGCTGCCGCGCTTTGCGCCTTGACGATTACATCCGCCTCGGCATTAAGCATTTCGCTTTTTACGTCATCGGGGATTCTGGCAATGGCAGCGAATGACGCGCACACATCGCCAATTCCATCAACGGTAAAGTTCGCCATCACATATCAACCCCTCTCGCCATAAGGCACTCGAAAACAATGTCCTGCGAATCGTTGTCGGAGATATCCTCCTTTTTCGGCCATGTCGTTCCTGCGGTGGCAAGCGCTTTCTTGGTGAGTTCAACCCTTTCGGTGCTGTCCCAGCCCAAGGGACAGATGAAATGCACCAGTACATAAGCCCGCTCATTCTGCGGCGCGTTATCGGCATACAGCACTCCATCGGTCGATATCCTGATAGTGTAGTAGCGTTCCGGGTTACGGTTTCCGTCCTCCGGTTGGAACGGCTCCACCTGCACGGGATCGCCGAAGGGGAGAAGCGCATCCCTTATTCGCTGCTCTATCGTCATAGCTGCACCTCCTATCTGGCCGGCACTTTCCGCTGCACCTTTATCTCAAGCCACCTGTGCCGCTGCTCCACATCGTCAATGCTGATAATCTCATACGGGCGGGTATCCTTATCGCGGTAGACTATCAGCGTTTCGTTTATCAGCGGGGAGTATCGCATCGTGATGGTCGCGGGTTCCCTCAAGCCAAGCTGCATAGCGGTCATGGTTTCGTATCCGTGGGCGTTTACCCACTTGACCTTTACCGTCTTGCCCTCGCCAAAGATGTTTACCTCACTGCCATCAGGATAGCCGTTCTCGTTGGTGGATCTGGATATGGTCATAAAGGTGACGGGGGTTCTCAGCTCGCCGGCATTTGCGCTCTTGCTCATGGCGATCCACCTGCCTCGGTGTCCTCTTCGTCCTCAGTTGCGCCGCGCAGCTCAAGCACGAAGCTGTTTATCATCTTCCGCGCATTTTCCTCAGCCGTGGCCTGATATGAGCCGGAGTATGCCAATCCCCGATTGTCATAATACATGGCGGCAAGAGCCATGATAAAAAGGTCGTAGTGCGCATTGTTCTTGAAGGCCGGGATACCCGCCCCGCGCGCCTTCGACTGCGCTGCCTTTAGGTATACCGTCAAGTCAGTAGTATCATCAGGGGATAACCCGATATAGGCGGCAAGGGCTTCCGCAGTCACAGCCATCTGCATCACCTTCTTCAAAATAATTTTGTGTATTTTTGTGTATTTCCTCTTGACTTATTGTGTAAGAGTGTGTATAATATGAAATGTAAGGAGGACGAACCATGAAGCCAAGAGACCAAGCGATATCCGAACTGAACGCCGGAGGGTACTACTTCAAGCGGCACGGCTCCAAACATGACATATACTACAACGAGGAAACCGGCAGCATGATCTCCCTGAAACGGCATGACTTCGATGAAAGCGATCTTCGATACATCCGAAAGGAGATCAAGCAGAACAAAAACAAACGGAGGCGGGGCTAATGCCCCGGCTCCATCATCAGGAGGTATAAAAACCATGAGGTACATCTATTCGGCTATGTTTACGCCAAACGAGGACGGCGCAAAGGTGTTAGCGCGTGTTCCCGACCTTCCCGGCTGCGTTACATCCGGGCGCGACCTGCAAGACGCTATCGAGCAAGTGACAGACGCAGCATCCAGCTGGCTCGTTGTTGCGGAGGATGAAAGCCTTCCTATTCCCGTTGCAACGCCGCAATCCGAGCTGGAGCATTCCCCCGAATGCGTTTTCTCTCTCATTCAGGTGGATACGCTTGCCTATCGCGCCATGACAGATACAAGGGCGGTAAGAAAGAACGTCTCGCTCCCAGCATGGATGGCAGACTTGGCAGACAGGCGCGGCATCAACTGCTCGCAGGTATTGCAGGAAGGACTTACCGCAAGGCTAAGCGCCCAGTAACCGCTTACGCCGCCCCATAACGGGGCGGTTTTCTTTTGCCCCGCCACCCCGCTTTTCACAATGGGGTAGATGCCCCGACAGATTGATTTTTTAGGCCACGGGGTAGCTGAAATTAGCCATGTAGCGTGCGCCGGGGATCATAGCAAAAGACTGCACCGCTCCATTTACGAACAACAGTAGAGCGCCGTTTTTCTCGGTTGTGCTAAACGGCGATATTGGAATATCTATAATATCAACTGGCTTCGGAAGTATCGTCTGAAATACTCCCGAACCTGCCGCCACGCAGGTCATATCCAGATTGACATAGCAAACTCCGTTTCGGACAACATAGTAAGATGGTTGCCCGTCTGCTGTCTGCGTGAAATATGCCGTATTCGGGGTAATGGTGGTTTTGGCAACATCCGCAACGCCGTTTGTAATTCTTTCCTCAATCTGTTTGCTACTCCATGTGCTCGCGTTGGTGACCACTGCATCGTTAATAGCGTTCTGCTGTACGGCAGCATAATTTGTCGCTTTGATGACGAATGTTACCACCAGTGCGGGCGGCTGTACCGTGTCGGAATTGCCGTAGATGGCGTTGGAAGCGGAAGCATCAAGAAGAATATTTCTCGGATAAGAACCAGTTGAATTCGTACCGGAAACATAGTCACTTGTCTTGGTCTTGTTTGACGAAAACGCTCCGCTAAAAGTAGCGCCAACCATAGGTATTGTTTTTGAAGCGTTATTATCAGAGGTAGTGAGTATCTCACCCTCGATATTCGGCAACCCAGCCGCCATCGCCGTGCCGAGCGCATTGATGCCAGCGCCTTGCAGAAACTTGTCGGAAAGGTCAGGAACATTGAAGGTCGTGCTCCCGTCGCCTGCACCGTAGGTTTCTCCGATGACCGCAAACAGGTCTGCGTAGTCCGTTCTGCTGACCGCCCGCCCGTCGCAAAGCAAATAGCCAATCGGAGGGGTCGTTCCAGCAAAGGCAGCAATCGTACCTGCCGGATTCCCGTCAAAACCGTCCTTGCCATCCTCTCCCCTCGGCAACGCAAAATTGAACTTCGCCCGTTTGGTATCATCGTCCAAATCAACGGATGCCGAAGCCTGCAATGCGCTGTTCACCGTTTCGACTGTGCCGATAGCAGGGGTATAGGTCGTGCCGTCCGCGCCTTTTTCGCCCTGTTCGCCCGTGTCGCCTTTTAAGCCTTGCTGACCGACAGCGCCACGGGGCAACCAGAAATTAAAGGTCGCAAGATGATTATCCGTATCGACCTCAACTGTTGCGCTTGCGTCCTGTGTAGCTTCCACCGTCTGAACAAGACCGATTTTCGGCGTATAAGTAACACCGTCAGCGCCTGGCGCACCAGTCTCACCCTGTACGCCTTGCTCGCCTTGGTCGCCCTTATCGCCTTTATCTCCCTTTAACCCCTCGCTAGTAGTCAAGTCCGTTACATGGGAATACGGGGTATCAGCTGCGCCGGTATAGCGATAAACTGGTCTGTTCGTGCCTGCGACGCCATCGTTAATCATGAACATCAAGCCGATTTCGGGGAAGTCAGAAGCGCTAAACTCGGAAATATTGGTATATTCCTTGTAGATAAGGAACGGGTAGCCGTCATTTCCTTTCTCGCCCTGAATGCCCTGAACCCCTTGCAAGCCGCGTTCGCCAGTATCGCCTTTTTCGCCGCGCTCCCCTTGGATGCCCTGTGCACCCTGTCTGCCTACGAGATTGGGAGTTGTCCTCGTGCCGTTAATATCGGTGATGTCGAGCTTATAAACATCTTCTGCATTGTCGGCGTTTTCTGTTATTGTGGGGCTTATGCCGTCAGCCCCGGTATTGCCGATATCGCCTTTTTCTCCCTGCAAGCCCTGCAAACCCTGTGCGCCGGGAGAACCCGTTTCGCCTTTCAGGTCTGCCGAAGTCGTGCCGGACGCAGAGGTAACTTCCAAGATTGTACCGTTCCATGCGTGGGTAGCGGATACGCCGTCAATGCCATTTGTGCCATCTATTCCGTCTGCAACAAACATGGTGCTGGTCTGTACGGTGCCGTCATCAGCCGTCCATGCAAAAACAACATTGTTGCCGCCGTCAACGGGGGTAATGCTCTGAATAGTGCAGTTTTTCCCTTTGATGGTACCGCCAGCGCCGCCTATGGTATCATCCGTGTAAGAATTCGCCATGAGCAGCGCAATCGGATCTAAAGCCATACTCCCACCTCCCGCGTGATGAACGTACCGTCTTTCTTTACCCAGCGGTCATTTTTCTTGTCGAAAAAAGCAACGCCTGCGCTCTGGTCATCGAGCAGCAGCGCGGTCGAACCGTCCGTAACATAATCGAAAGGGAGATGCTCTCCCTTTCGAATTCTCACGTCCCAGTAAGCCTCGCTTATTCCGTTAGCTGCCATATTTTCATCA